CTTTTTAAGGATATATAGTGCTATTCCACCACCTGTACCACCCATTAATAATCCTGAATTACTCATTAAAAAATCTAACATATTGTTTCTCCTATTTATACTTTTTTATTATTGGTCTTATTTTACTCCACAACTCATCGTCTTTTTTTGATTTAGTTGTTTTGACTATTAAATCGCCAATCATTAACAATACAGAAACTCCACCTTTTTTGGCTATCCATCTAGCTAATAAGACTTTAATCATTTTTTGTTTCCATCTATTAGCTCACCCCATAATGAAGTTCTGCCGTTTATTATCTGTATTATGTGAACTGTAAACAATCCACCTTTAAAAAAATCTACTATTGCAAATCCGTGAGCCCAGTTAATTGGTCTACCACCAAGCCAAGAGTTTGCTTCTTCTCTCATATCTTTTAAACATCCAATACTCCAAGCAGACTTAGGACCGTCTTTATGGGTAACAGACATTTGTTGGAGGTCGTGCCAATGCCCATACATAATATTACAACCGAGTTTACGCAAATGGTTGGAAGTATGATATTGACCTCCATAATGATGTCCGTGATATAGGTATAATTTACCTAATTTTAAGTGTTTTCCAAAGGGAATATATTTATATCCTCTATCCTTTAGATTAACTGCATTAGCAAATTTATACTGAGGTATGTAAGGATACTTTTCTACAGCAAAGTTTAACCAGTTATCGTGGTTACCTTCTGTGATGTATCTCTCGTGACAATTAACTTTGTCAAGAACCTCATCAATCTGGTCCATACCAGCATTAACATCTTTTACATCTTTTTCGAAATCATCTATAAGGTATTCTAATGGTGGAGCTTTTTTTCTTTTAAATCTCCAAGCACTAAATGAGTGCCATTCCCCAACATCACCTATATCTACATACGCATCAGGCTTAACTATCTCTATAGTCTTTTTAAGGCAGTTTATGGCTGGTTGGTCGTGTAAAGGAAAGTGTTTGTCAGGCGTTACTATTACTCTTTTGACTACGCCTCTATCCATCTATTTTATCTCACTTTTTATTTGTTTAATACGATATAAAAAATAAGCAATAAGCACTCCCATATATCCCATTTCTATAACTGGACCAAATAAATCAATACACTTTACAAAATATCCACTTAAACCAAGCGTACCAACCTTTAGACTGTCAATGTCCAAAATCTACCTCTTTTACCCTATCACTTAATTCTTTTGCTCTATTAGGTGTTTGTTTTGCCCAAAGGCTATCTAGCATCTCTACTGATGCTTCTTCAAACTGTCTGTCTTGTAAAAAAGAAATAGTTTTTTTAAACTTAGAAAAACCATTTACACCTAATTGATAACACATTTCTAAAATAACATTTTTGATCTCTTGTGGCATATACATAAACCAACTAAACTTAAAATTAACACTATCTTCTAAATTGTGTAATTTACGTTCAAGAATAATGTCGCAAATGTCCTTATCTAACTCTAAATCTTTAATTGCAAAGCCGTAGCCTATAGTATCTATACCTAAACTATCTTTATACACTATACCTACATATCCTTCGTGTTCTTTAATGCTGTCTATTAAGCTCATTTTCTTCTTTCCTGAAAATCTTGTCGTAGTTTTCTTTATACTGCTTATCAGTTATAGGGATTCTATAAGAATCGCCTTTACCATTTTGTAATTCAGACATTATCTTTCTATATGTAATATAACTTGTAAACTATCAGTTGCATCAAAAGTTACACTAGTTTGGTCTGCTACCATACCTAAAAAAACACTTGTAGAATCATCTGCTGCTTGTAAAAGAACAGGCATACTAAATTCTTCTGCACCTGTAGATTTACCATAAAACTGCCTCATATCAATATTATCTATTTTATCATCAGTATTAATATTACTATCAGTATATACTATTGCTAAAGGATTTGCTGCAATAAAGTTTGCGTGGCTTACATCTGCTGTTGCATTTACAGTACCTAAAGCAACTGTTTTTTCAGTAAAAACTAAGTAACCTATAGGTTCATCTCCACCTTCAGTTACTAAAAACCCTGAAATAAGTTTAGAGCAACCACCATTACCAATTACTGCATTTGGAATTTCTAATCCTGTAAATATAACATCACCATTTGCATATTCACCTGTTTCTACAGCAGGATTAAGTCTGATAACTTTATAATCACTTTTGCCACTTCTCATTATACTTCCTCCACACTACACTTTTTAAATTTGTACATTTTAATTTCAGCTTCAGATAGCGAATCTCTATATATTACATTACCATTTGCTTTGCTAATTTTGTATTTAACTTCTTTTTTTACTACTTTTTTAATTTCTTTTTTATCTTCAGCCATTTTTATCTCCATTTAAGATTTAATTATGTTACCATTATCGTCAAAACTTACACCACCAAAAATACCAACATTATCAGCACCTTTGCCTTTTTTATTTCTTTCTACTCTATTAGTGACTTCTTGCATATAATCCATATATTTCATTTCTTTACCATTGTAATATGCTTTCTGCCCTTTATCACCATCTTCAACAAGTTTTAACTTATTGGTAGGATCTAATTCACATCCAAATTCTTTATTATTTAAATTACCTATGTCTTTTTTATTTTTCATAATATGTAACAGGAGGGTTTTTACACCCCCCTGTATATTAAGATACTATATCAATTATGATATTTCTGTATGCATTTCAACACCGTGAAGGTCTACAAGTTCTGCAATAGCATAGTAACCGTTAGCTACTAATACTGTTTTAGCTTGAACTTCTTCTCTTTCTTGTACCATTTGCATAAAGTTGCCACCACCGAAATCAATATAACCACAACCAATAGCTGTTTCAGCCATAACTGCACCTTTTTTTCTTCCAGTTGCACCATCAGGAACTGATGTTGATGTGTAAATGTTAATTCCAGCAATAGATGTAACAAATCCAGCACCCATAAACTGTTCACCAACAGATGTACCTTGAGCACCATTAAATGCACCATTACTTGAAGCTACACTTGTAATTCCAAACTCATTTGATAGTCCGAAAGAACCATAAATTTGTTGTGGGTGGAATATACCGTGATAAGGTCTTGGAGCATCGTTAGCTTCTAAAGAAGCAACTGCATCCATAAGATCTAAAAATCTTAAACCATCATCTGTACCTTTAGATGTAGCAAAATTATCAAATAATGCACATACATTAACGTCAAACTCTTTTGCTATATCATTACCAAGTTGTCTACCAGCATTAACAAGTAAAGCGTCAGCGTTACCGTGAGCAGCTAAATCTGTAATTTCTGCTCTGATAGCGTTTCTTAACACTTCTGTTGAAACAGCAGTTGTTTCAATACTTGTTAAGTTAGCATCAGTTTCTTCAGCACCTGAAGCCATATTTTTTACACCATAGTCAGCGTGTGTTACATCGTGTTTTGTATAAATTGGAAATTTAACTGTGCTTGTTCCTTGTGGAGCAGCAGACATTGTTATACAATTTTGTGTAACATTTGCTTTATTAAATTGAACGATAGCTGAAGCTATGGCTGTACCTAAACCACCAGCACTAACTCCAACATCACTTACTACATTACTTTGAGCCATTTTTTCTCCTTAATTTTAACGGTTTTTCCTACCAAAACTAAAACCCTTAACATTCTCACGAAGATATTTTTCAGCACCTTTAGGGTCTTTGACAGCGTATTCCTCAATAGATTCATACCCACCAAATTCAGTTCCTTTAGTGCCTACTAGATTTCTAGCAGAAGGTTCTGGAGCTTTAGCCTTTAGTTGGTCAACCATAAACTCTAAAACGTCTATATCTTTATTTTTAAATTTATCGTGCTGATCCTCAGGCAATCTACTTAACAAAGAGTTTTTTCTTTGCTCAAGCATACTTTCGTATTTTTCTTTGTAAGGTGAAAACTCATCTCTTTGAGATTTATACTTATTAGCTAACTCTTGAAATTGTTTGTCATCTTCAAGTTTTTTGTTTTCTTGAACTTCTATTTGTTTTTGTAGTTCGGTTAATTGAGATTCAGCATCTTGTGCTCTTTTTCTATACTTTTTGCTTTCTGCTATGTACTCATTTTGAGCGTTATCTTGAGTAACATTCTCTGTATCCTGCTCCACTACTGTTTCGTTTGATACTTGATTTTCTTCGGACATACTGCCCTCCTATATGTTGTGTATTTGTTAATGCAAAATACTATATCTTGCATTTCTCCTACTTCGTAAGTTAAATTAGAAT